CATCATATAACATTTTCTATTTAATTGTTCACAAGCAATAAGTGTTGAGCCACTTCCACCAAATAAATCTAATACTTTTTCGTTTTCGTTAGTTGTGTTTTTTATAGCAGTTGCACTCACCTCAACAGGTTTTTGTGTTGCGTGTACATAATCATTTGCATTATCTTTTGATATAGTCCATACACTTCCAATTCTTTTTCCGGTTATTTCTTTATCATTATTACTACATAATATTATTTCATAATCAGTTAAAAATGTATGTTTTAAATCACCTATACCTCCACCACCTTTATTCCAAATAATCATATTAGATAAATCATAATATTTAGTGAATATTTCTAACCAATCTTGCAATACTTTCCAAGTAGTACATACAAATACAAAACCATCATTATATTTTTTTGCTATTGGCATAAAATCTAATTTTTTATCATCATTCTCTATAACATCAAACTTTTGCGATTTAGTTCTCATATTGCTTTGATATTCATAACCATAAGGTGGGTCTGTAAATACCATATCTGCTTTTACGCCATTCATTAGTTTTGCTACATCTTCTTCTTTTGTACTATCTCCACACATTAATCTATGGTTTCCTAATTGATATATATCTCCTAATTTTGCTTTTGGTTCTTCAGGAACATCAGGAACTTCATCTTCTATTATTTCTTCTTCTTGCTCTGTTGTTAAATCCATATCAAAGCCAAAGTCTGCCATGTCAATATTCATAATATCATCTAGTTCATCATTCAATATATCTAAATCAAAATCACTATTCATTGTCAATTTATTATGTGCTAATGTATAAGCCTTTCTTTCTTCATCTGTTAAGTGGTCTAGTCTTATTATAGGAACTTCAGTATATCCTAATTCTTTACAAGCAATTAATCTACCATGACCTTCTACTATTTCATTTTTCCATATTCCTATTGGATCATCCATGCCAAATTGCTCAATAGATTTCTTTATTTGCTCTATTTGTTCTTTTGGATGTAATTTTGCATTGTTTTTATATGGTTTTATACTATTTATATCTACATATTCTATTTCTAGTTTCATTTACTTCTCCTATATACTGATTCAAAAGTAGAATTAACAAATTTAGAAAATTCTTCTTCTGTAATATCGTTGTTTAGATATTCCCATATCTTTTCTTTTTTATAAGTTGCCATTTTAAATGTATCAATTAATCTTTGCCATCTTTTTCTTGTTTCTCTTTGCCAAACTCTACTATAAGCACTTTTTAGTTCCTTTCTTGCTGTATAAAATTCAATTAATGTAATGTTGTTATATTTAGTTTCTATTTCATCAATGTTCATTTATACCTCCTCTATATATATTTCTACTCTAGGATTATCTTTGTCATATTCTCCTATTGTTGTAAATTCTTTAATTACTCCATAATTGTCATCTTCTATTATGTTAGCTTCTACAAGTCCATCTAATAACATCTTGTCATAATTACTTGGATCGTGTTTCTTTTTGTCTTTAAAGTAATATGTTATTTTCATTTTACATGACTTATATTTAGGATTAATTCCTATTGTAGACATCTTAACTGCTTGATGTATCTTCTTTTTATCTCTTTGATATTCTTGCCAATTTACTCTACCTATGTATTTGTTTATTGTTGGTGGAATAAAGTTAAGTGTTATTTTCATTTAAACCATTCCTTGATAAATTCTATAATAATTAATATCAAAATAATAGTTGCACATATAGGTAAAATCCATTCTTTAAATATTTCAATCATTTTCAACTCCTGTAAGTTGTTCTAGTGTTAGGTTATTTTGTTTTAGTATTTCTTTTAATCTTTCTTCACTCATTGTTTACTCCTTTGGCATTTCATAAACATAAGTAGGTTCTTGTGATTCACCTACATATATAGCTCTCGCCATACATACATCAGCTACATAATTATTTATTTTATATTGTATTTCATCTAATACTTCTATTGCTCTTTCTTTTGTTTTATATTCGCCTAATTTAGTATAATCAGCATTGCCTACCCACTCTTTATTACCTAAATAATGTTTACCTGTATTTGGCATTTCAGGGCATGTATTCCAATAAAATATTTTATCTACTTTTATTAATGCCTCTTTATCTTGGCTTCTTATCCATAGTTCCAATTTTCTTCACCTTAACTTTCGTTTCTTCTTCGTAATCATAACCATCTTTTGTTTTTACTTTTATGTTGTAATCCCATATATAAGGATCTTTATCTTGTTTTGTTGGTAGTCTTTTTAGTAATTCATTTATTTTGTCAGCTATTTCACTTGTATTCATTTTCTAATTCCTTTAATTTTGCTAAAATGTTGTCATTTGTTTTGTATAAGTTGTTTTCATTTAGCCATTTTTCTAATTCTTTTATTATATTATCTTTTCTTTGGAGTTCTTGTTGTAATTTTTTAGTCTTTTCTTTGAAAAAGCATAATGGACAATATATTTTTCCATCAAATCCTTGTGCATGAAAATTATCAAATCCCTCATTACATATTTCACATTTCCATTTACTCATTTCTTTATCACTCTACCTTTTCTGCAAATCTTTGCCGTTTATAAATACTTTTGCTTTTATATTTTCTTCTTTTACAAGGTATCCTACACATAAATTACTAATAATTACATCATCTTTGAACCAATCTGCAATATCTTCATATCTCGCACCTATAAATTTTGTATGTTCACTTTCATAAGGTTTCATAAATCTACCTGCATTCCATAAATCTATGCCTATATAATCTATGCCTTCATTTTCAAACATAAAAGCATATTGATTTAAGTTGCTACCAATGTCAATTACTCTTTTTGGTTTTTCTTCCAATTCTAATACTTTATTTAATATTTTTTTATACATATCTTCATTCAAAAAACTATGTCCTTTACAATCATCATATCTTAAATCATCAATATTATTTATGCTATCAAGATATTCAAACATTTCTTCCATACTTTTAATCTTTAACATTTGTATCACCTACTACATCACCAATAATGTCTATAAATTGTATATCTTCAAATGGTACAAAACCTTTATCAGTAAAAACACCTACTTTATTTCTTTTAATTTCTTTTCGTATAAATTCTTCACCATAAATAGATGTTATTTTTATCAATTTCATTTATTCATCACTCCTACTATTTAAAATATCTAACACTTGATTTATAAGATATTCATTATAATATTTTCTATTATTAATACTTACTTTTTTATATTTTGCATTTTCTTTTATATATTCAACTGCTTTTTCTATTATATTATTAAGTCTTTCTATTTCATCTTTTTGTTTATCAATTTTTATAAATAATGGATAAGTTATATCATTTATTAATTTTTCTGTTTTTGCGTGTTCTAAATCTAATTCTTTACTATTTTTCATTTATCTTCGCCTCTTAATATATTTAATCCTTTTTTTATTGTTCTTCCATTTATTACACAATCTAATTCTTCAAAAATACTAAAAAACTCTATTGCTTTGTTTAATCTTTGCTCTAAATTATTTATATAATTTACTAATTCTTCGGCATCTTTTATTGTGTTTATATATTTAAAAATATCATCTACTGTTTTTATTTCAATCATTATCTTCACCTCTTAATATTGTCAATAAAACTGTTCTTCCAAATACTACCCAATCACTATGAGATGATTTTACTATGTATTTAATTGCTGCTTCTTTTCTTTGTTTGTAATTACTAACAATTTCTTGACTTTCATCAAGTGATGTTTTATATAATTCATTTTCTTTTTGTAATCTTTCTCTTTCTTCATTTACAAAATCTAATGATTTTCTTAATTCTTCTTTAGTCATTTATTTATCACTCCTATTTCTAATGTAATTGACTATAAAATAACATATTTCAAAAGGACTTATTAATAAATCTAAAAGCAATATAAATGGAGATGATATTATTATTAATAGCATTTCACCTGCAAGAAAACTAACTTCAAAGAAATCACCTTTTATATCTTTAATTAAACCTTTCCAACATTCATATAAAAACATTACTTATCACCACCAACTATTAAACAAAATACTATTACTGCTATTAAAAATATACATACTATTGTGCCTAAAATAAATCTCATTCATTACCTCCTATAAAATCAAATA